ACATCTGGATTATCTGGAACATCCACGTTGAACTATAATCCAGGAGTATCCCCATCTAATCCAGTTAACATTACTATTACTGTTACAGTGACTGTTCCATAGTTAGAATGCCTATTAGTTTAACTAATGGAATAGAAGTTAGCGATCCTGGAAATGGATTGTATTCTGATTTCTTAAAAGATAAGAATATCAAACCACATGAAGTTCAGGAAGAACTATTAACTTTACCGGATGAAGTCTTCGAAGCTCTTTATGGTGGGGCAGCTTATGGTGGTAAGAGTTGGATTCTCACTCTATTACCATTATTCAGAGGTTTCTATAAATTTAGAGGATATAAAGGCATCATCCTACGTAATAGATTTCCTGATTTAGAACGTGAGATTATACGTTTAAGTAAAGAATACTACCCGAAGACAGGCGCTACATACAATGAACAAAAACACTCTTGGGAATGGAAAGAATATAATTCATATCAAGACTTTGGTCATGTTCAGCATGCTGGTGATATTACAATGTATGACTCTGCTCAGTATAATTATTGTGCCTTTGACGAACTTACACATTTCTCATCCTATCCTTATCATTATATGGTTGGCTCTCGTGTTCGCCCATCTTCTAGTTTCAACATTGCAATTGTCCGCAATGGAAGTAATCCTGGTGGAATTGGACAAACATTCGTCTATGACAGATTCGTTAAGCCATATGAAGATGGAAGAAAAATTATTAAAGATGTAAATACTTCTTTAACAAGAATATTCATTCCAGCTAAAGCAGAAGATAATCCTTATGGAATGGAATATGACCCTCTTTATGTTAAGAAGTTAGAGCTTTTAAAAGTAGTCAATGAAGCAGATTATAAAGCTAAGCGATATGGAGACTGGCACGCATTTAAGGGATCAGTCTTTACATCTTTCCGACCTTTGCATTTCACTGGTGAACCAGATAACGCTTTGCATGTTATCAAACAATTTCAAATCCCCGAATGGTGGCCAAGAATATTGTCGATTGACTGGGGTAAGCGGGCAATGTGTTATGCAATGTGGGGAGCAATCGCCCCAAACCATAAAGTATATATTTATAGAGAACGAGCTTGGCATGGTAGAGATATCCCATATTGGGCAAGTGAAATAAGAGAGATTCATAACGAGAATAATGAAACTCCAGTTCACACAGTTCTTTGTGGAAGTGCTTGGCAGAATCGTGGTGGTGAATTGATCGCTGATGAATTTCAGAAGTATAGTGATTTAGTTCCTACTAGTTCTGAGAATACACCAGGAAGTCGTGTAGCAGGATTACAATTAATTCATGATTTTCTACGATGGGAAAAAAGAGTTAGTTTAAAATCTAAACAAGAATTTTATGATCTTCGTGAAGCACAAGAGATTTATAGAAATTATGGTCCTAATGCATTAGAGAATTATAAGAAGCAATTCTATGATGAACCTGAAGAAGATAATCTTCCAATCCTTCAAATCTTTGAGAATTGTAAAGTTCTAATTGAAACTATTCCAATGTGTATTTATGATGATAAGAAGATTGAGGATATCTCTGAATTCGATGGAGATGATCCAATCGATGATCTTCGTTACTTTTGTCGAGCGGCTAAAAGATTTCTTGCTGGTGAAATTGGTAATTTAAATCGTGCTGAGAAAATCCAGAATATTATAGCTAGAAAAGAAGAAACAGGAGATATGACATCTTTCTATCGTCAGATGGAGAAGATAGAAAAAGATAATCTTAATACTATGAATGATTGTATTCCTGTTTCACGTCGTTCTAGATTTAATAGGAGAATGAATTAGTATGATTAGACTACTTCTCCGTTTATTTAATATTAGAGATTATGAAATTTGTCAAAGCTGTCAGACATTAAAGCAGCAACTTGAATATGAGCGGGCTGAAAAAACTCGTCTCACAGATACATTATTAAACATCATTTCACCAAAAGTGATTGAAGCCGCACCGATAGAACTACAACCAATTTCACAGTCTTCTGGAGTATTTTCTAGGAGACGAGTGGCAGCAGAAGAAAGAGATAGGCAGGAAGCTTCTTTATTAAAAACATCTAAGCATTTAGGTAGACCTGATAATTTAATTAATGTAAATAGAGATGATTCTATTCTTAAATTAGAAACTGAACTTAACATCGAAAAAGCTGTAGGAGAAGAATAATAATGGCAAACGTAGCACCGGCTTCTGTAGTTATTACATCCACAACTGGCGCCGGACAGGCAGTAACGGCTAAGACATTTTCTAACGTAGTCGATTTTGAAGTCGACTTCGTGAAGAATACAATTAAGATTGTTAGTGATAATGGATTGACAATTACATATTTTGATTACTCCGCTATTGCTACATTTACCTGGGTTATTACTGCTGGTGTCCCTGTGCTTACAATTTCTTAGTAGGATTTAAAGAATAATGCCTAGCACACCTGCGATTCAGACTACTGTTACTATTACTACTAAAGATATTAATAATGATTCAGTAGCGAATGTATTTAATAATGTTCGCTTTTTAAGTTTCGATTACTTTAAGGGAATGGTTAATATTGTTGATGGTAATCAGGGATCATTTTTCTTTCCCCTTCTATTAGTTACTACAGTTACATATACTGTAGCCGGAAGTGTTACAACTGTTGTCATTTCTTAGAGAATTAAAATATGCCAGCTAAATCAGCAAAGCAGTATAAGTTTATGGCAGGGATTGCACACGGTATGAAATCTAATAAAGGAGTAGGACCAAGTGAAGAAGTAGCTGAGGAATTCGTTCATAAAACATCTCCTAAAAAGAGATCTATGTTTATGAAGAAGGGTTCTGAAGATAAAAAGAAGAGTATGTTTAAGAAGAAGTAGATGAGTAAAGATTTAGACGGAGAAGTAGCTCAATTACTGCAAACAGTTGTTGAGCACTTCGATAAAGAAGATCGTGCAACAAGAGAACGTCAGATAAGACATTGGCGCCGGCTTAAGTTATATTGGAATAATTTTTCAATGATTTATTGGAGTGAAGTAGCACATGATTATAAAATCTATAATCGGGATACTAACTCAACGGATACAGATCAGGATTACTATGACAAGCCTGTAAATGTCTTCAAGGCATTTCTGGAGACTATCATTGCGGCTTTAAGTATTCAGATTCCAGCAATTAATTGTGTTCCAGATGATGCTGATAATCCATTAGATTTATCAACTGCTAAAGCTGGAGATAAAATTGCAGAATTAATTTATAAACATAATAATGTAATGTTCTTATGGTTACATGCATTATATATTTATTGCACAGAAGGTATGATTGCTTGTTATTCATATTCTAAAGAAGATAAGAAATATGGAACATATCAGAAACCTAAATATCAAGATGAAGAAGTAGAATCTTATGTTTGTCCTACTTGTCAGTCTAGGCAACCGGATGATATTTTCACTAATCAAGAAATGAATGAATTTAATCCTAGTGATGACGATGTTGATATTAAAAATTTAATTAATAAAGTTGGAGCAATTTGTTTTGAGTGTGGAGTAGAATTAGATCCTGAGCTTCAGAAAACTAAACTTATTATTCCTCGTCTTGTAGGAACAACAAGTGAAGTTAAATCTGGAATTTGTTTAGAGGCATATGGTGGCTTGTATGTTAAGGTTGCTAACTATGCCAAGAAACAGTGTGATACTCCATATTTAATATTCTCTCATGAAACACATTATTCTAATGCTCTTGAGTGTTATCCTAAACTGCGAGAGAAGATTCCTCATGGTGGTTGGAGTAATACAGGAGTTAATGATCCATATGAACAGTATGGAAGACTTAATACACAATATCGTGGTGAATTCCCAATTGAGAATGTAACAGTTAAAAAAGCTTGGTTAAGGGTCTCATCTTTTAATGTTCTTGAAGAAGAAGATTATAAACGTCTCAAGAAACTATTTCCCGATGGTGCTCACGTAGCAATGGTTAATAATATTGTTGCTGATTATTGTAATGAATCTTTAGATGACCATTGGACATTAACTGAAAATCCAATGTCAGATTTCTTGAATCATGATCCTCTAGGAGAACTTTTAACTAATATTCAGGATATCACTAATGATTTAATTTCTCTCACTCTGCAAACTATTGAGCATGGTATCGCTCAGACATGGGCTGATCCGGCTGTAGTTAATTTTGGTGCTCAACGGCAAATTGAAGCAATGCCAGGGACTCTTACACCAACAAAACCTTTATCTGGCTCTAAAAGTGTTGGTGAAGGATTTTATACAAGTCAGACTGCTAGTTTAAGCGCAGAAGTATTTAATTTTTATCAGATTATTCAGCAGCTAGGACAATTTGTATCTGGTGCTCTTCCTAGTTTATTTGGTGGAGCACAAGGACGAGGTTCTTCAGGAACTGCTTCTGAATATGCAATGGCTAAAGGAATGGCTCTTCAAAGGCTTCAAACACCTTGGAAGATGATGACTATTTGGTGGAAAGAGATATTTGGTAAAGTCATTCCATTATATATGAAGAATATGGTTGATGATGAGAGAATGGTTCAGAAGGATAGTCAAGGTAATTTTATTAATGTCTTTATTCGTAAAGCTGAAACAGATGGATGCATTGGAAGTATTGAATTAGAACCAGATGAAAAGCTTCCTGTAACTGATGAACAGCAAGCTGATAGTGTCATGCAGTTAATTAATCTAAATAATGATGAGATAACAGCCGCTTTAATGGATCCTGAGAATTTACCATATATCAAGAAAGTTGTTAAGATGCCAGGATTTAGACTCCCTGGTGAAGATGACCGTCAGAAGCAGTATGAAG